TTAAGCGGCCACGGCTTGCGGCCACCACATCCATTCTATGGCTGAGGCCAGAACCTCGTCGCGAATCACGTAGGCAACCTCGCCTTCGTGATGAAGCTCCCACGCCGACAGAAGAGGAACGAACTCTCCAACGGTGAACTTCTGGTTTCGGATCACAACGGCAGCTCCGGTCTCGATGAGGTCGAGCATGCTCATGCCGCAAGCTCCAGCTCTTCCGCCTCATCGGCCTGGTTCATCATGGTCAGGTAGCTGGCAACATCGTGTGGCCCCATGCGGTCAATCTTGAGCACCCGCAGGCAGTCCAGATCTTTAAGCTCGATGGCCTCGTAATGAGGAAGCCCATCATAGACCATTGCCACGGCGCCGCCGCAGCTGGTGGTCAGCAGGATGGTCACGACACGGTGCCAGCCTTCGGAGTCCTCATAGGTGATGACGTCGCCGACTTGGAAGCGTGGCGGTGCATCAGCGATGGATGCTTGAAATTCGGCAATCACTCTCGCCCGTCTGAGCGCGGGGAGTTCGTTCGGTCTAAATGCAATGGTCATGGGTAGTTGTGCTCGCGGTAGTCCCAGCACGGCGCTTCTGAAGGCAGGCGTGCATGGCAAACCAGTGGACGGCACTGGCGCCGGGAAGTTCAGAACACGCCCGCGAAGACGTGCGCCACGACCTTCAGCCTTTCGGCTTTATGCAAGGCCAAGTTTGCACTTGACGACCGTGGCCTTCCCGACAATAGTGTGCCGGTCGCGACAACGGTGTTGTCTCGTCAAATTTCAGCGTCACCTGGCCGGCAAGCCAAGGCACACGCCTATCGCGGTCTGCATCGCAATCCCCGGCAAGGGACCGATGCGGGAGTTCTGAAGCTCCGCGAACAACCTAACCATTAACCACAGATAGCGCAACAACTTCCCCACCGGGGGAGCGGTTAAGCGTGTCCTAAATTTCGTCATGGATTTTTCATTATGGGTGACCGCGGGTTCGGTGTCCGCCTTTTCGAGATCCAGAAGGACGGAAGCCTTGAGCCCCTTCTCGGAGTTGACGAAGATCACTTCGCAGGCGCAGTCCCGGACGTAGGCGACACCTACGCCAAGTGGGGCATCGACGACCAGTACACCTTCTTCAGCGTGCAGCGCCGCATCTTCGTAGACAGTCCGGGTACTCAAGGGTGGTGCGTCGTGGTCCGCGAAATTGAAGTCGCTCCGCAGCTTGATGCAGTCGTACGTGAATGGATCGCCGACACTGATTTTTGGCTTGCAGTCGAAGAGCAGGAACGCAAGGATGAATCGGACCAGCAGGCGCAGCTAGAGCAGCGTGACGCTCAGCGCAACCAGAACGCGCCACGTCATCGGCTGCACCCCCGCGAGGTGAAGACGCTGCGGTTCATGATCGGACATCCCGAATGTATGACGCTGGCAACTATTCGCGGCGCCGCCGAACACACTATTAGCGTGCTTGCGGAAGCCAAGCTAGTTCGCGGAGCAGGCAAGGATGCCAGTGGCGAGCAGCAGTGGAAGGTGACAGCGGAGGGGCGGGCCGAGATCCAGCGCTATGACCTTTGGACCGCCCCTCGATAACAGATCAAACGGTGAACAGAAGGCGCCAGAAGCAGGCGTTGAGTTTTTGCTTGTGGATTAAGGTGATGAGGCAGGCGCCGCACATCGGTTTGCGTCATAGTAAGCACCGCAGCCGAGAGAACGACGGCGCAGACAACGCCTTGAACGTCGTCCCTCAGCTGCTGGCGCTATGCCCGCAGGAGGAGGGGAAGGGTGCAACCTTCCTCTCCTTTGCGGTATCTTTACCGTGCCGCACTAGCGCGGACCGTGCAACACGCAAAATGTCGGCACCGCTAAATCGGTGTGGATGACTTGAGGTCAGCAGAATGAAGAAGTCCGAAGCGGAGCCCGCCATTCGACAGCTAGCCTCTCAGTGGCATCGGGATCTGCCGGACGACCAGAAAGAGCATCCAAGCTTCGGCGCGTTCACTAGTTGGGTGCACCAGATCGGCTACGGTCGCTACCTCGACTTCCGCTCAACTATGGGTGCTCACTACGACGCTGAGATGTGGTTCGATGACGCGCTCGGGCAGAACTGGCGGCGGTAACTCCAGAACGATCGAGATGCTTGACCACCCTCTCCCGCACCAATAGCTTCTAACTGCGGCTACCACCGCTCGCGGCCACCACCCGCAAGACACCACAGAGGAGACTGTGCCGATGCAATGCAGCGGACAGGAGAAATTTGTGTTGTTGCGGAGTGAAAATGACGAAGCCCTATATCCAGCAGGCGGCCCTCACCTACTCGCGTTCTTCTCAGCCGCTTGATCCTGACAAGGGCTGGCAGCGAGAAGACGTCCAGCTCGCCTTCATGACCGGGATGCAAGACGCCGGCGTTCGACGGCTGCTGACCGTACCGGAAGTGGCTGATCTCCTGGCAGTCTCGCCGTCGGTCGTGCGCGAGTTGGTGAGGTACGGCGAACTCGCTTACGTCCACGCCGGCCGCGGCACTGAGCGCAAGCACCTCACCTTCAGCCCGGACGAGATCGAGAGATTCATCAAGCGGCACACTGAGCGAGTGCCGTACGATCTCGGAGCGAAATCGTTACGGTACGGGTCACGGAAGCGCGGAGCTGAGCTCGCGGTCGATCGGGCCTTGGGTGGATCACAATTGGAGGCCAGCCTGATGAAGCTTACCGCAAAGAAGCGGAAAAAGAAGCCATGAACGACGCCCTCTCCAAGCTCCCGCTCTTCGCCACCGACGACGAAATCGCCATCGCCATGGTCGGTCGCAAGCGCGCGTCCGAATGGAAACGCCGCGCCTTGAAGATCCTCGAGCACCGCGGCTTTCCCGCCTTCGATGCACTTCATGGTGGCCGGCCAGTCCCGCTGATCCGCAAGTGGTACGAGATGCATATGGGCCTGAACCTCGATCGCGTGAGGCCGGACATCGAGGGCGGCAAAGAGAACCTTAGCGCTTGGACTAGGACCCGTCAGCGGCGCGAGGATAAGAAGCCGCAACTTGGTCTAGATGGCCGCTGCCAGAAGGTACTGCTCTACATGGTAGCGCATCCTGACGCGCGCACTCATCCAGCCATCCCGAATGCTGCGCTCTTCACGATGGAGAAGCTGGCCGAAAAGGCTGCAGTCGTGGCTGGCAAGAAGGACCGAGACGGCGACGTCGTATGGGAGGTGACGGACGCGGGGCGCGAGGAGGCCAAGCGGATCGACTGGTACTTCAACGGGAAATCACGGCAATGACCGACAGTCCCCCTCGCCTCATGGGTCGGAAAGAAGCTGCCGAGTATCTTGGCATAGGTGAGTCCACCTTCTCGTTGTGGGTGTCGACGCACAAGATGCCGCCGGCGATCCCAGGTACTCGCAAATGGGACAGGCGCGCGATTGACGCTAAGCTCGACGAGATCAGCGGGCTGGCGCAGGCCGGTGATCCCATGAAAGACACCTTCGCGCGGTGGGAGCGGGAGAAGCGCGCGGCGTCCTCGCCTCGATCCCATGGAACAGACGTGGCGAAGTGGCGCGAGCAGAAGGAGAAGCGTCGGGCAAAGTATCGGCCTAAGATGGACCTCAACGCGAAGTTGGAGCGCACGCTCCTGCATATTGCAGCACATCCGGAATGTGATACCGCGGCCTCCATTCCCGGCGCAGGCATCGTCCTGCTCGACGAGCTGATATCAGTTGGCGCAGTTCGCCTGGTCGGCGCCGAGAAGGAGGCCTTGCGCTATGCCTTAACTGAAGAGGGCGAGGCCGAAGCGAAGCGGATCAAAAAGTGGCGTGCACTGGCGCCGGATTGATGGAGAAGCGGGAACCTTCGCGCAACACGTGCATTAGAAGCCTGTCACGAGGGCGTACCCGTTCGTCCCCCCGAAAAGCACGCCCCCCAGCTACGTCCTCGTGACCAACCTTCCTCGGTCTGTCCGCTACCGTACCGCCACTTTCTTAGTGTCCCCCCGGTTCAAAACTGCTGAAGCGCTCGGAAGCCCCTCAAGGTCGTTAATCAATCGGGCGACCTCCTCCGGGCGCTTCACTTCTTCGACTTGCTCACTGGGCGGAGCCTTATCCAGTTCGGCCGGAGTAGAATCCTCATTGACTCCCGTCGCAGCGAGAACATACTAAGAACGCTATCGGCCGCATGAAGGCGGTCATCCACAAGATGTCCACAGGTCAAGAACATGCTTCGGCGTGAAGGAGAAGCCGTGTCTGCAGCAGCAAAAGAAGCCGACAAGGAAGAAGTTCGCAGTGAGCTCGATGAAGTGCTCTCCTACCATGGCGGAGATGCTCTTGCTGCAGTCCAAACCCTCTTGGATGACTGCAAGCATCTACGCCGTGAGCTCGTGCTGACTGAGGGCGCCATGAGCCGTGGCATGACGCGCGGGTGGAAGCCAAGGTTTGACCGTGAACAAGCCTCAGAGGAGTAGATCATGAGCCAGAAAGCCAGACTCATCGTGCTCGCTGCGTTCCAGAAGGATGACGAGGGCAACCTCGTGCCAGTCTTCGATCCAAGGCAGGTAGACACAGAGGAGCGCGCGACGCGGGAGGCCATGCTTCTTGCCACACAATATCCTGCTGTCGTCGCTTGGAGCCGAGAAGCGGATCCTGCCATCGGCGAGTACGGCCCGCCTGTGGTGCTATTCCAGCAGGGCGAGATCCCTGATCTTGAATGAGCGTACCTAACCAAGCCGGGTCAGCGCCAATCCAGTCAGAGCAGTGACGTGCCTTCCGTCATCTACAAAGGGCATGCGCACTCCGCTCGCGAAAGCCAGATCCCTAAACTGTCGAACGCCGACGAGAACGGCCAGTTCGTGAAAGTCCGCTGCAAGGCGTGCAAGATCACGCGCCACTATAGGCCGCGTGACATAAGAAAGCTGATCGGACATGATCAGCATGTCCTCAAGCTAAAGCGGCATTTTCGTTGCGAGAAGTGCCGGAGCAAGGACGAGATTGACGTCGAGTTCACATCGATGACGGCGAGCGAGCATGTCGGCCTGGTCATTCGCGAGCTGGTCGATATCAAGATGGTGAAGAAGCCGATCTGGCGAGATAGGAAGATCTGACGATGTGCAATCTCTACAACGTCTCGACAAACCAGGAAGCGATCCGCGCCATCACGAAGGCGTTCGACAGGCTCGGCAACCTTGAACCGTCGCTCGACGTCTATCCGGATCGATTCGGGCCGGTGGTTCGCAACACCGCAGACGACCGGGAGCTAACGAGCCTCACTTGGGGCATGCCGACACCGCCAAGCATCCTGCAAGGCAAGCCTGACAGCGGAGTCACCAACATCCGCAACATCGGGTCGCCACACTGGCGCCGATGGCTGGGACCGCAGAACCGCTGCCTGGTGCCGTGGACGACGTTCTGCGAGTACGAAGACACCAAGCCAAAGAAGACCAAGCGCTGGTTCGCGCTCGACGAGGAGCGACCGCTCGCGTTCTTTGCCGGCATCTGGACTAGCTGGAACGGCACGCGTGGGTCGATGAAGACGCCGCGGGAAGGCTGGCACGACCTCTACGCCTTCCTTACCTGCGAGCCGAACAGCATTGTCCGCCCGATCCACCCGAAGGCCATGCCGGTGATCCTCACGACGCCGGAAGAGATCGACGTCTGGATGAACGCGCCTTGGGATGAGGCGAAGGCGCTGCAGCGGCCGCTTCCGGACGACAAGCTCATCCTGTTGCCCGTCGAGCAGCCGCAGATGCAGGGCAGCCTGCTATGAGAGACGAAGGCCGGACACAGCAGGCGGAAGCCAGCAATCCTTAACCACTCTCTAAGCAAATATTAGCGCCGCCTGAAACATAGTTCTTTTGATCTAGTTCTTCTGCATCAACAGTGGAGGAGAGCATGCGCATTAGTAGGAGACTAGTAGCCACCAGCATCTTTGCCCTGACGCTGGCAGGCCAACCGGCGGTGGCTCGTGATTTTGGAGTGTCTATCGGTGGTGAACGAGGTATTGGTGCCGGACTCGGCGCCGGAAGAGGCGGACTCAGTGCCGGTGCCTCTCTTGGTGGCCGTAGTGGTGTGAACGCTGGTGTCGGCGTTGGTACAAGTAGAAACGGAACAACCGGTACTGGGGTTGGCGCATCGGTCGGCGGCCGTAACGGCGTAAGTGCGGGTGTCGGCGCCGGTGTCAGCGGCAACAGAGGTGTAGGCGCGGGCGTTGGTGCGTCGCTTGGAGGCAGAAATGGTGTCAATGCCGGCGCCAATGCCTCAGTTGGTGGATCACGTGGCATCAGCGGAGGGCTATCAGCATCGGCCGGAGGCTCCCGCGGGCTCAACGCTGATGTAGGCGCATCGGTTGGTGGAGGTGGTATCGGAGCAAACGCCGGCGTTGGTATCGGTGGTGGCGGTGCCGGCAGTGGCTCTGGAAGCGGGCCGGGAACAGGCGGCGGCATAAGCGGCCCAGGAGCGGGAACCGGGGGCGGCATTGGAACCGGGGGAGGCATTGGAGCCGGTGGAGGCACCGTCTCAGGCCGAGGGTCCGTTAGCTCGCCGGGCAAAGGCCTTTCGCAGGCTCAGATGCGAGCTTTACGATCAATGTCGAGCCAAGAGCGGGCGCAGATGCTGAAGCGCTGCAATACCGTTGGCGGTGGCTATGATCCGGCCTTGGTAAACCTCTGCCGTTTGTTACGGATGTCAGCCTCCAGATAGCAGCACCTGGTGTGAGTTTGTCAAACCATCAGCAACGCATGAGCGCCCCCTGTCTCGCGGTGGGCGCTTATTTGGTTAGGTGTTTTGAGCAGAAGACTCTAGTCCATCTCGTCGCCATGTTCTGCCAGCTGATCGATCGGGTAGACGATGCCGGAGAAAAACAACGGCATCGCGTCACCGCTCTGGAAACAGCGTCCCATGGCAATCGACCATCGATATTCCCCTGAAGCGTCCATCAGCCGGTGCTCCGCGTGGTAAGGTCGACCGTCAAGGATAGCTTGCTTGATCAGGCGCTTGGTATGGGATCGATCCTCCTCATGAACCCGGGCAAAGTAATCTTCGAACGGAAGGCCTTTCGCAGCTTTGGCCGGATCAAGTCCGAAGAGCGAGGCGATGAGGCTATCTCCATAGATTAGGTTGCTATCGACAGCCCACGTAAAGATGCCGGCTTCGATAATTTCGGCTCCGTCTTCGTCATTTTGCCGATTGTCAGGCTCGACCAAGATCACGTGCTTCCTCCCAAGATGTGGCCTCGTCTCGCGACCACCTACCCACCCAACCTGGGGACGGTAGCGCACGGTTCTATCTGAGGTAGGATCGAAGAAGATAATGCAAGTAGGTAAGGGGGTCTAACCGGTTAAAATAGTTCAGGATGCAATTTGTATGTGATAACGTGTCACGATCCGCAGTGGCCGATGCTAAGACTCCAGTTGATCATAACAAAGACCCAATAGAGAGACTTGACTGGAGGATGTTGAAACGCGCTGATCAAGCGCTGGAAAGGTACTGAGATGAGTGAGCCTATAGCTGTCCGACTGATGCGGTGGAGAGATGAGCTCAACTTAACGCCATCATCAGAAGAACACCCAAGATCAACCTCGACGTCTTTGTCGGAACATCTCGGTCGGATCCGGGAAGCGAAGCGCCAGGTGCAGCTACAGCGCGCAGAGGCAGGGATGGTAGACGGGACCGACAGGGCCGAGACTAATGGCTAGCTTGCCGCCGATTCCTGCCGCCCTATCTCCGCGTCATGCAAGAGATCCCGTCCCCCAACGTTCCCAAAAGCGACGAGAACCGTCACCTGTTCTGCCAGATGGCTGTCGAACCATCCCTGCAGGACGTTGTCGAAGATGCGATGCTGGCTGGGTGGTCTGAGCGCGAGATCCTCTCTGCCATCATCGAGATTGCCGATAATCTCATGTTGGCATCCGCGTGCAACGATGATCTGAAGGAACTGCTTGCCGTACTGAAGAAGCGCCGGAACTAGGAGAGGCCATGCCGAGCCGGGTTGAAGAACACAGAGGCTACCGCATCGCTATCTACAGCCCACTCAACCACTACGCCGTGGTCACTCCACCCGGCGGTAACGCCGTCATCGACTTCGGCAAGCCAGCTGTGGCAACGGTAGTTGAGGGGGCAGACGTCTGTCTCGTCCGAGCCAAGACGCTGATCGACGACCCTTTAGGCACCTGAAACAAAAAAAGCGCCCTCCACCGTGAGGCAGAGAGCGCTATAATAGAACCTCCCGAAGCAGGGAGGATGCGATGCATTGGGATTGCGCGGCATGCCGCGATACGGGCTGGGTTTGCGAGTCTCATACGCAGAAGCCATGGACCGGACCTCACGAATGTGGATGTGGGGCCGCCGGAATGCCCTGCCCTCACTGCTCACCGGATAATGCCTGGGATAAGCCACCCGATGTGTCGCGCGTTTTCAGATCAGTGATGAGGATGCGCGGCAAGACCACTCATTAGCGAGTACGTTGCTGTCTTCGAAAGAGTGGTTGAACTTTGCTTAACAGCTCCTTACCTCCCCCGCCGCCAGCCACAATAGGCGGCACAATGGGAGGTAGTATGCAGATTTTTCTAAGTCACACACACGCCGACAAACCGGTAGTTGAACCCATCGCTATTCGGCTAAGGGAGGTATTCGGACAGTCTCAGGTATTTTACGACTCATGGTCGATCCAACCGGGCGATGGCATCATTCAGAAGATGAACGAAGGGCTGGAAGCCCCAGATTTCGTCTTCTTTTTTGTTTCGGAAGCAAGCCTGAAGAGCAAGATGGTCGAGATTGAGTGGCAGAACGCCCTTTTTGCCTCGACCAAAGGGAAGGTGCGGATCATCCCGGTCAGGGTGGATGGATCGCCCATGCCCCCTGTTATGATGCAAAACGTATGGATCGATCTCTATGCTCAAGGGATCGAGGTGGCGCTTCAGCAGATCGTGAGCGTCGTTCAAGGGATGAACACCTTCACCCCTCAGCATCAAGCCTTCTCCAACATCACATACTTCACCGAGCAGAAGAGCACGCGCGAGATTTTGCTTCATGTAAAGGCTTCTCACCTCATGGAGCCAAATTCTCTATTCCTTGTGGCATCTGGTAATACGGAATCCGAGCTAAGTGTGGGTCTTGCGGGCGGCATGTTTCGCAGTGGTTTTAACGCTGATGTTATTAAGGCGCAGGACGGTTCGGGTCGGCTGAACGGATTCGGTGTGGGGCTAATCAGTGGGGCGCTCACGCCACAACATCCGGTGACGATCGAACTCAAGCAGACAGGCGTCAAGCCAATCCATTTTGGCGGCCTTTTTCATGAGCGCGCTCAGGGCAGCTGGCACCCCGTTCCTGCCCGAGCATCGCGTTGATCACGAATGGCTCCAGACCACGATCTGGAGCCATCTCATCCTAGCCTGACCTCGTCGTCCTAGGCTTCGCCTGGTTTTCCACGATGCGATCCACGCGGGCTGTCATATGGTCCACGGCCTGCTTCACGCCGCTGATAGCGTCCATGATCTGTTCGGTAGTTTCCCGCATGCCAGCCTTCGTGATGTAGGTTTCGGCGCAGTGCAGCCGGTGAGCCGCAATCTCTTCCCTCGCCAGGGCTGCAAGTGCCTGTGCGGCCGAGGCGCTGCCCTGCGCATCCAGCCGCGCGCCCGAGATCTTGTTCTCGACGTACTTCCACAGGCCGAACAGGAACCCGAATAGCATCACGAAGAAGCCGACCACGGCCATGATCTCGGAGCCGGTCACTTCCTCACCCCCATCAGCGCGTCGTCGCGCTCGACCACGAAGTTCCGCAGCGCAAGGTGGCGGCGATAGCAGTCCAAGAGCGCCGAGCGGTCGGTGATCCAGAGCTCCTCAACCTGCGCCTGCGTAAGCGCCCCCTGCCCCAGCAATGCCGGCCTGTCGCAGACCTTCAAGAGCGCACTGTCGGGCCGCGCAATCTGCGGCGGCTTCACCGGGCTAACGGATTTGGTTGATACGCTGCACGCTGCCAGCGCCAAGGCTAGGCTTGTCAGCATCAGGATCTTGCCGAGCTTCACTAGCCAGCCTCCTTCTCAGTTCGGTGTTGGCGGCCTGTTCAGCCTCGAGCGCGGCAATGGCTTCGGCCTCGCGCTTCTTCGCGGCGTTGTTGGCGATGGTCTGCCGGCGCTGTTCGTTGAGGTCGGCCTCAAGCTGGGCGGCGCGCTCGGCGGTGATCTGTGCTTCGTACTTTGTGGAGGCGTCAGCATATCCGTCGTCATAGATCTGGCCGTGGATCCACCAGCCTGCCAGCGCCAGCAGCACGAGGCCCACGAAGTAGCCGGTCCACTTGTTGGTCAGAAGCGCGATCATGCTGGCAGCCCCGACACGCAAAGCTCCGCCTCGCCAATCCGCTGGGCGTCACCCATCTCGCGCCGCTTCACAAGGCCGTTGACGACGCGGCCGCCGGCCTTGTTCCATGCGGTCTGCGCTTCACACGCGGCGCGATATTGGCCGGCCTTAGCTAGCCGCGCGGCCGAGGATCTGCACAGGCCGCCGACGCCGAAGTTATAGGCGCCGGAGATCATCGACGCCTGCAAACTCACCGGCAGTTTGGTGAAGCCAGCGATGCACTTGGTCAGCGGCGTGTAGTAGTCGTTGGTGACGCGGGTGATGAGCATGGCCTCGCACTGCGCGACCGTCTTCGTCATGCCGAGCTTCACGCCCTTGGTCTCGCCGTAGCAGATCGTCGGCACCTTTACGACATCGAGGTAGGCGCGGGTGTTCAGGCCCTCCCACGGCTTGATCAGGCCGTCGACGGCTAGCCTCACAGGCGCAGGCGTGCCGCCCGGCAGCATCGCGGCTGTACCGGCGATGACCGCAGCCATGACAGCCGCGATCGCGCCCTTAGCCCGCCTCGACGGCAGGATCTTGTTGATTGGCATTCTGGGATGCCTCCTTCTCAGGTTGGGCAAGAAGACGTGCGCCCCAGGCGCCGACGAGCAGCGCGATGGTGAACCACCACGGCAGCCAGTCGGAGAAGTAAGGGACGAGGTTGAGGATTAGGTCGGCTACGGCCGCAAGCTCGATGAGCCGCAGAGACCAGGCGCGCGCAAGCACGCGCCGCCAGTCTTGGAGGAGCATGTGGATGTTCCAGGAGCAGGAAGTCGGTCCAGTCTACGAAGTTGATGTGGATGCACAACGATGACATCCTGGTGATGCGTAGGAGGCTGGACGCGCTACGCTCTGATTAGGTAGGTGATTTTCATGAATAAGGCGCAGAGCAACATCTCCCGGGCTATCCGGATGCTTCTGATGGCTTCAGCAATAACTATAACCGGAACGGCCCCAGCGCTTGCGTGGAATGCTCTCGGGCACCGGGTAGTCGTCATAGTCGCGGAGCGACAGTTATCGCCTGCGGCTTCATCAGAGGTGCACCGATTGCTTGCCCTCGAAGGGAAGCGGTCACTTTCTGAGGTATCAAGCTGGGCGGATGAGATACGTGATCTGAAGGTCCCTCGTCAGCCCGCTCACAGCATCAAACTACTGCCTTTAGATGGCGCAGACGACCGAGAGGTTTTCTGTGACAACGGGTCGTGCGTCACAGGCGCGATCAAGAGCGATATCAAGACCCTCAGAAGCAAAGAAGCGAACGACACTGCAAAACTGATGGCTCTGAAGTACTTGGTCCATTTTGTAGGAGACCTGCACCAACCACTGCACGCTGCCGTGGGGGAACGAGACATCATTCTCGACGGGCGTGAGAGGAAGCTGCACTCGATTTGGGATGCTACCATCATCAACTCGCTACGAATGAAAGACAGGGAGATCGCGGATCTTATCAAGGTCAGCGATGAAGCCGACCGCCGCTTTCTAGACAATGACGTCGAAGCTTGGGCGGTTGAAGGTCGCGAGATCGTTCAAGATCAAATCCTTCCGGAAATCGGCGGTTACCAGCCGAACTGGAAGAAAGAGAACCTTCCGAGCCCCGTACTGCCGCACGAATATCCACGGCAGAAACAACCAATCGTGCTCGATCGCATCGCTAAGGCTGGTACCCGTTTAGCCGCGATCCTGAACGACATCTACCGACCGTAGAGACTGGGGAGCTATTTCTCCGACTTCAGAGACATGGTCGGCCGGATTGTCGCGCTTCTTTGATGCTCCCCTTCCTGGCAGAGGATGGACGCCATGCGCCCGCTCTGTCACAAGCCGGTCAGGACGCGACTGCCGTTAGCTCTAGAGCGGGGTCGGGCATCGGGGTTGACGTCACGTTGCTGCCGCGAGTTCACGCCGGCCGTCCTACTTAGCCTGACAGCAGGCCGGCGAGGATCATCAGCCGGATCGACCAGGCGCGCTTAAGCACCCTCCGCCAGTTGGCGACGAGCTTCATGGTGTTCTCCGATGTTGTTGAGGATGATAGAAGTCGCCCTAGATCCTGGGGATCCGTAGCAAAAAGCCTGGAGGGCACAGATGTCCAAGAAGCAAGCAACCGTCGCCGCGATCATCTTGGAGTACCTGCCTATGGCGACACCGGACGTGGCTACAGAGGTTTCTGCAAGGATACTGAAAGCGCTCGATGAGAAGCCGACGGAGACAAATAATCGCAGACTGCCGGGCGGGTCACATCCAGATAACTGATCCCGATGCGTCGCAGGATGGCGACCGATCGACGTCACGTTGCTGCCGCGAGTTCACGCCGGCCGTTCCTCAACTTCAGGCCATTCGATCGCTGGAAGCCCGGCAATAAAATCTTCGACCGAAGGCGGCTCGATGCTCCCGGCCTCAAAGGCTGCCAGCCGGCTGAACATGTAATTCAGCGCGGCATCGCGCCAGGCAATGAAGGCTTGAGCCTCCGCCTGCCATTGCGGGTTCGTGCTGACGGCATACTGCGCGATCGTCAGGCGGTTGTCGTACTGCTGGGATTGCGCGACCGCGTCTAGGTGATTGTCGAATGCACACTTGTAGGCAGCAAGCTGCGCGGCCTTGGCTTCTGCCTCCTTCTGCTCAGCACTCGTGTAGTGCTCGGGCTTAACCGTCCACATCGGCAGGCTCCTCGTCTTCGGCAGGCTCAGGATCATGAGGGATATCCAGTTCGCCGTCCGGAGGTTCGAGCAACGGCTCGGGTCGCGCCAGCGCCGCCGATGGGTTCGGCCCATGAGGCAGGACGAGTGTCAGTTGTAAACCACCATTGATGCGCTCGACGGGACCGGTGATCCAGTCGCAAGGCACCACGCCTTCCGGGATCGTCGCCCCATCCGGGAGCGAGATGAAGCTGAACAGTTCGCCGTTGATCCGGAGCTTGTCGCCGTCTTTGACGACGCTTAGGCTGCCTTCGCGGCGCTGAGGAGAGAAAGAGATCTTCATCAGAACCACCTTCCTACTGCTGTGATGCTGAGTGTCAGCGAGAGGGCTGCCAGGGCGGCATGACTGTAGACCTGCGGTCGGTAGGTGGTCGCAGTGTTCTGATGCACATTGGCCCAATACCAGTCGGTTACCGTGATGCTCGGGACTGGCGTGGCGACAAATGCCGCCGGCCAGTTGCCGGTTGCCAGCGATGAACCGCTAGTGAAGACGGCACCCCGAGTGCTTGTGGTCACGTCTTCAACCCGCCGGACGGTGCAGATCTGCCAACCGCTGGCAAAGCGGATGTAGTCGCCGTTCGCGTTGGATCCGCTTTCGACGAAGTCGCCCAGATTGGTGTTCGCCAGAACCGCAGCCACGCCACCGTCCACGACACGGACGTTGCTAACAGAGACAGCACAGGCATACCTGCCGAAGTGGAAGTAGCTGCCGCGATAGCTGGCGTCTGCCGCCTCAACGAAGCCGAGTTCGGAACCATCCGGATTGAGGCGCGAAAGCCTGATGGCTGTCGACGTCACGCGAACACGGAACGTCCCCTCGCCACCAGCGACAGGAAAGCCAGGAATTGCACCCGCCTCTGTCACCTGGAGCAGAGTGGCAGCACCGGCCGTCACCTTATAGATCGCCATGCTGCCATTGAGGCTGAACAGCAGGTTGTAGCCGTTCGCGTCCGGATTGATGGCGCTGCTGTCGCGGAATGGGCGGTCGCGATACCCTTCATCCGCGATGAACACGCCGAACCAACGCGCCAGTGAGTTCGTCGCCCCGAAGCGCAGGTCGAAGGTCATCGACCAGTTGTTGTTGCTGGTCTTGCCACCGACTGGGCAGGCCCAACCCTGCAGGACGTACTGGCGGGAGGTATCGGTGAGGTAAGCATCAGCCCAGCCCCACTGCGCATCACCAACGAAGCGGCCGCGAGCCAAACCACTCAGGCCGTCGTCCGCTGCCAGCATGCCCGGCATCCACGTCTTACGCTCGAAGCGGTCGGATGCGGCGAAGGGGCGGTCGATAGAGAGATACTGCGGGTCATCTACAAAGAGGCCAGTCACGCCCAGCGCAAGGAGCTGATCGCGGCGCCAGCGGCGGGTGATCGTGTAAACCACGACCTTGAAGCCCTGACCTATCCAGGCTGCGATATCTGCATCCGTTGTCGCATCAGCCAGCCCGGCCCACTTCACACCGGCAGTCTTTGCCGTGTTGAGGGTACCGGTGCCCGACCCTGACAGGATCATCGTCTCATAGCCGGCGGCGATGGCTGGCGTCAGTTCCGCCTGCGTGAAGGACTGCACGATGACGTGGTTCTTGCTGACGCCTGCCGCCTGAAGCGCGTTGACGATCACGGCCCCCGACCCTGTGTTCTTGGCCTCAATGACGAGGATCGCGCGGCCGTTGAGGAGCGCCAGCGCCTCGTCGATCATCAATGTCTCGTTCATGCGCGGGACATTGGCGCCATGCCAGTTCTCGGCGTCGACATAGAGCGCCTTGAAGCTTGCCTTGTTGAGGCTTGCGACATTGCCGGCACTGGTCGTCGTGCGGTCGACGGTGGTGTCGTGGAAGACTCCGCCCGATCCATCCGACAGCCGCCATACGTCCAGCTCAAGAACCTTCTGCCCGGCTTCCAGAGCAGCGAGGTAGGCGCCGACGGTGTTTTCGGGAAACAGCTGCGCGCCACCGCGGTGCGGGATGTACATCGGCCGGGCTGGCGAATAGTCGCTAAGCTTGGCATCGAAGCGGATGTCGGCTGGCGATGCGGCGGTCATCGAGCCGTTAACGCCGAACATAGCAAGTAGGCCGGCCGCACCCTGAAGGATGCTCAGCTCGCCGTTGTCGCCGAAGTAAGGCAGCGCGCCTTCAGCCTGCGGCAGTCCCGCGAAAGACTGCAGGTTGCCGGAGCCAAGTGCTTCGATCAGCTGCCGCGCCTGTGCCGAGATCCTGGACCCGTCGCCCTGGTAGCGCAGACGATAAGCCGAAGCGGTGAGAGCCCCACCGCGCCATGGCTGAGCAAGTGTCAGCGAGGTGTTGCTGTTGACCGACTGTACGATGCCGGAATAGCCGTTCGCGTAGAGGACATCACCTTCGCGGAAGCCGGCCGACAGCCATGCGGTGCCCGAACCGGTGACTGCCGTCGCGTTGGCAGCGATGGTGATCGTGCCGGAGCTGTAGTCACTCTGCAGCGCCATCGTTACCTCCTTCAGCAAGTCCAGCCTTCAGCTCATCTAGCTCCTTCGACAGCGCCTCACGCTCGGCAAGCGCCTGGTCCCGCTCCGAAGTTACGTCTGCCAGCGTCTGCGCCAGCACGAGGACCCGGTCCCTAAGGAACTGCATCTGGAAAGCCTGCTCGCGATAAGCGACGTCAGGCCGAATGTTCATCGGCTGTGTCATGTTCTGTCCTGTTTTTGGAAGGCGGGCGATCAGCCCGTAGAGTCCGGCACCCGGGCCTCATAGATCGCGTAGCGAACCTGTAGGGCGATGGTGAGCTTGTTCTCGATTGTGAGCACGCCAGTGGCGGCGTTGAGGAAGCAGTAGTAGGTGAAGCCGTTCGGCAGATACCCGCCACTGGCAACCAAGATGATCTTCGGCATGAAGGTGTAAGTCTTGCCGAGGTTGATGGTGACCGAGCTGGGGTTCACCTTGATCGACGACGATCGAGAACCCGCCGGAAGAGAAACGATACCGGTGAGCATTGAAGCTTCCGGCACCATACTCTCGTGGATGAGGCAGTTCTCGATCCCTGTCGTTCGGGCATCGAAACCTGTTTTTGACACCCGCATCTTGAATGTCCCAGCATCGTCGCCGATGAATATCCTTCTCGTCACAGGTCACTCCACCGGCATCTTGTAGATGGTGTATTGGACGTTCATGCTCTGCACCTGATCGCCTGACCGGACGGTCTGGAAGGCTTCCACGTCGATCCGGTCGAAGACGCCGGCCGTGCTGCCGGAGATGTTGAAGCCGAAGAAGTCGAGAAGATTGTCTTCACCGATATCGCCCAGCGGCCAGTGCACCGGGTAGCGGATAAGACTGCGGCTTCCTCTTAGCTGAACCGCATAAGTATGAAGCGGGCGATAGGGCAGCGCCGGGAATGCGATCCCTCTGCGATAGAAGCGGTAGCCCGCTTGCCCGCTTCCTCCTGAAGGTCCGACTGTCGAGTTCTCACCTCTGGTAAGGGAAAAGTTGCCGGAGTGGTGAACTTTCAGATTGTCGTAGCGACTATCCAGCAGGAGGCTGCGGGTGGTGGTGTCGACGTCTTCCCCAGGCTGGGAGATGAAGATGCCGTAGGTGCCCTTGTAAGGCCCGATCCTGGTGCGCTTGCTCATAGCGACAGGCCATAGACGGCGTAGAAAATCCGGCCCGGGGTGTACCGGCGCCCATAAAGATGCTCGTTCGTCACTTCGATCCTGTTGTTGTAGATCCTGCTCGCCGGAAGATCGTCGACCCTCCAGCCGAGATGCATGGTCCCGCGACTGCCGAAGAACTCGGTGTCGACATCGGCCCAGACCTCAGCAGCCGGCACATAGGACTGCTGAGGAAAGTTGATGACGATCGGCCAACCGGAGAAGGCGAACGAACCCGCCTGGATGACAGATGCCCCGAACGACCAGTTGCTGTCGAAGATCTTTCGGTTGTCGGCGAGTGACGGCGAAGCGTCATAGCCTGGCCGACTCATGATAATCCGGCCGCCACTTTGGTAGAACCGTTTTGCCATTGGTTAGTCCCAGATCTCAATCGTGCCGTTGGCCACGTTGATGGTCATTTTTCCGTTCGGGTTCTGCAGGATGCCGGCGTTGATCGTGCCGATGTTCGCCACGTTCATGCGCACGGCAGTGCCGTCCACCACGAAGGGATTGCGCAGGTTCCCGCCCGCCACGACGATGAACTGATCCGCTTCGAACACTGCCCGCGACTGACCTCCCGAGAGAGCGTCGAGATAGAAGGCTGCCGAAGACGTGGCGCCAGACGAAGATGCAGCAACCGCGATGCCGACCCTGGCCTGCGCCCCGGACGGTGTCGCCATGACTGTCGTGCGGAACCGGCCGGAGGCACTGACATTTCCGACCGTAACTTCCAGATCGTCCAGCGCTTCCGCATAAGCCTCGATGTCGCCTTCAGCATTGGTGACACGAGTGCGCAGCGAAGACACCGCACTGGCGACTGATGGCAAGCCGGTTGCGGGATCGAAGACTTCAGCCTCAAGCTGCGTGACGGACAGCGCCAGCGCCTCGTCCTCATCGGCCAATGCAGACAGGCGCTGCGCAGTGGTCGCCTGAAAACTGCCGAACGAGGTCTGGAGCGTAGTGAGGCTTTGCGCGAAAGCCGCATCGGCCGATGCGAGAGCCGTCAGCTCGTTCGACACCATGGCAGCATTTGTGCCGTAGGTGGTGGTCAGCGATTCAATTCGCGTTGCAAGCGCTGCGTCTGCCGAGATGAGGACGTTGATTTCCCGCGTGTAGTCCGCGGTGATGCCCTTCCTCGTCGCGGTGATCTGCTCGCGGATCTGCTGACGCTCCAGCGCGTTGCCGAACTCCTGCGCAGCCACCAGCAGGTCAAGCTCTTCAAGTTTCTCCAGAAGCTCACGTCGACCACTGCCGAGCCAGTCCTGATACTCCTTCAGGTCGTCGTCGAGCTGATCCAACCCGATGACGCCAGAGTACGGGTCGAAGTCCAAGCCGGGGACGAGCTTCACCTCGTCTGTCGTGACGTCGATCCAGCTCGACCATTCCGTCTCGCGATCAGAGATCGGCACGAACTTGCCGCGCACCTGATAGGTGGTCTTCGGCAGGAAGACGCCATTCAGAACCCAGCTGTAGGGCTCGGCATACTTGGTGCCGTCGCTGTCGAATACGCGGACCTGCGAGGCCTTCAGCCGAACCTGAACCCAGACGTTGCGTACGTCGTCCTGATCCGGATCGCACGATACGCGGATGGAGGGACGACGGGCGATGCCGTTCTCGTCGTAGATGACATCGGGGAAGGCCTGCCAGCCATACATCGGCTGCGCTGCAGGCCAGCCCGGAGACAGGGAGCCGCGCACCGGCGTGCGGTAATCGGTGTTCTGGTCCCAGTCGTAGTCGGTCGGATCCACTTCCGTGATGTCGAGCACCACGTCGAGGTTCGGATTGTCGATCACGCCGTCCACACGGAAGCGCTTGGCGATGTAGCCGTTGCGTTCGCTCGTCCAGGACACGACATCGCCGGGCTCCAGAGGCCAGAACTTCGGCGGCATGACGATGGTATGTCGGCGAGCGCGGCGCGCCTCAGCCAGCGCCGACTTCATCAGGCGCTGCACCTGGCCTTCATAGGGCACGAAGTCGAGGTCGACGTCAGCCAGCAGCCGGCGGTCACCGTCCTGCGCCTCATAGCCTGGGTTCAGTAGCGGCGGCGCCTCTGCCGGGTTCCAGCCATCCTCTGCCGACGGATAGGTGGCCGTGATGCCGTTGATCGTGTTGGCCAGCCCGAAGAAGGGCGTGAAGGTCTGCGGCTCCGTCGATAGGATGTCGTCATCGGTGAAGCTCATCACCGGCGCATCAGGTTCGCCAACATAGGGCTTGTAGATGCCACCGATCTCGGCGAGACGTCCCTGTCCAGCCGTCAGGATGCCTTCAAGCGCATCGCGGATGGGGGCGCCCACCTGGATCTCAGCGCCGGAGCGATAGGTTGCTTCCTGTCCGTTCAGACCCGCCACGAGCTTGCGGCACTTGGCGATCTGCGCGATGGCATGGGCGGCCGGGATGCGCCGCGTGCTCGTCGACTGAAGGCCATAGAGCCACTGACCGCTCCAGCGGACGCCGCGAAGGAGGTTGTAGGCCTGAACGACCGGCAGATGGTCGCCGTCGCCGCCCCAGGTCGCGGGATCGGCCCAGCGCTGGGTGCCGGTACCGCCGACCGTGTCATCCTTCGATGGGTCATAGAACCTGGCGCCGTCGATCACGAACTTGAACTGAGGAAAGCCGGTAAACAGCTCGTCGTTTACCCGCGACGTGCAGATGGCATAGGCAATGCCGCGGCCAACGCGCGTCGTCTCGTAGGGGCGATCGGAAGAAGACACCCGGTTGACGAGAAAGCTGTCGGCCGCTGTCTGCGTGCCGTCGTAGAACTTCACCCACAGGTGGTCTTTGCTGCCGCGCCGATATTCCAGCACCGGCAAGCCATACTCTTCATGCGCTTCCGTGCCGAGCTCGCAGAAGATCCCGTTGACCAGGAGGCCGGTGATCGCCTTCACCGGATAATCGGCGAGAGCGATAACCTGGGTGGTGTAGGCGTTCGGCGTCTTGCTGGCGGTGCCCCAGCTATTGGCATAGACCAACGAGCCCGCGGTGGCGCTGCGTCCGACAATGATCGAGCGAGCAACCGTGCCGCCGGACTGCAGCTTGCCTTGAACAGAGAAACCCTGTTCCTGAGACTTCGGCTTGCCAGCAATGGCCTTGGCGAGGAGGTTCAGGCCGACGCCTGCGGCTGTCCGAATGAGGAAGGAACCGACACCGCCGAGTGCGGCGATGCCGCCAACAAACGACGATACGGCGCCCGCCACCGCCGAGACGGCGGCAACGATGCCTGAAAAGATAGCCATGGATGTTCCTGAGTGTTAGCCGAGAGGCTTCACGAAGTGCGTCTCTGCGGCGCTGTAGCCGCGGCGCTCATAGATGCGGGACACGTCGTTGGTGACGAGCGCGGCCATGCCAACTGCCCCGCACCCCTGCCCTCTTGCCCACGCCTCGTAGGCGTCGAGCATTTGGAGGCCGCCGCGGCCGCGATGCGCCGGCGTGATGTACCAGACCGTCTCCTTTGCCCACTTGCCGGCACCGAACGGGTGGTCGTAGGCGCCGGCCAGAAGCACGCCCTGCGCTGCGCCTTCAACGTCGAGGACGAGGGCGCAGGCGTGGGGCTGGTCTAGGTGCAGCCGCAGCACATGGTCCGCGCGGGCGGCTTCAAACGCGAAGGTATAGCCGGCCGCCTGGTGGCTTTCCTCCAGCAGCCGGATGATGCGCCAGCGGTCCGCTGCTGTGGCGGTGCGTATGACTGCCATCACTTCACTCCGAGGCTGGCCTTCACAAGCCGCTCGCTCACCTTTTGGGTCTCGATCTTGCCTTGCTTGCGGCCCCAGAACAGCTCCCAGTCGCCGACGGTCGCGGTGTCCTTGTAAAAGGCATCATCGGAATGTCGCAGGCGCTGGCTTGCATCGGAGCGAGTGTCAGGGTTCGAGCGCAGGATCTCTTGCGTGTGCGAGGCACATGTGAGCGTGACGCCGCCGTCCTCGTTCTCTGAGGGCGTGGTGATGTCGATCTCATCGACGAAGCCGACGAAGCGGGGCTCGGCCGGCGACACCAGTTGGCGCGTGTCAGGCGAAAACAGGCCTCGGAAGATCTCGACCTTCGCCTGCTTGCAGTCATAATCTCGAACCGCCTGCTGGACCACGCTATCGATCTGCGACATGCGGACACGGATGTTTTGCACTTCGAGCGTGGAAACGAGCGGGATCGGGTCGATGTCGATCAGCGTGCCGGAGCCGTAGAAGTTGCGCGTGACGCTGAGGCCGGTGTTCGGATTGATGACGGCGGCCGACACCGCGCCAACGTCTGACCAGAAGCCTACAGCTTCCGGCGCGCCTGTCTCCCGGTTGCGAGCGATGATCCAGAGGAAATCGCGAGCGACCAGGCGCCGATCGGCAAGTGCCGTGAGGATGGCTGCAGGAAGTGTCCGCATGAAAAACCTGTTTACGAGTAAGGAGGTACCTCGACTTCCATCGACCGGCCTGCTTCTTTCTCGATACAATTTGGAGGAAGCGCATGCCTATCGATGACGACCGCATTGCAGCAGTAGCCACTGACCTCGCCTTCATGGAGATGATAAGGCTCATCCTCGGCGAAGCCTTCTTCACGCCTGACCAGACGGAATTCAGAAGGCGCATGGAAGCGTTTGAGAATGCTGCGGTTTCTGCGCTATCTACCCGCAAACATTTTCCAGCCCTTGACGATGTGACCAACCAAAGAATTAGCGAGGAAGCTTCGGCGCTGGTCACCAAGATCATGACGTCGATCAATCACCCTGGGGATCCCCGCCCTGTAGGAGCCTAATGACGCGATTCCGAGGCTGAGCTTGTTGCTCGTGTCGCGGTCGATTTTCTTGTCCATGTGTGACTCCTTGGTGAGCGAGGCGTGTCGCCGTAGCATCAACGAGCCTCGACTGCTTGAAACGAGATGCTGCCGCTCCCGCTGGAAAATTCGGCGTCTGACGTGATTGATCCAGGGACAACACGCATCGGGCATCCTGGCCGAACGAGCGCGGCGGCCGCTGGAGCAGAAGCACCAGGCCAGAAGTGCGGACGCACCTCGAACACCGGTGTGGCGCCGGAAGCATTGGCGGTCACCGCCTCCATGATGCGATGCAGTCCACTGTCGGCCACCTCGATCATGTCGCCGACGCTGAGCTTGTAGCCGGCTGGCAGCCCAGTCAGCGTGCCGCTTTTGCGGTTGGTACCGATAGAACCGAGACGCACCGAGCCGAAGGTGAGCTTGTCGTAGGCCGCCTTTGGGTATGCGATGGGGTAGGTGCGCGCCAGGGAGTAGCCTTTGAACGTCTGAAGGCCGTTCTCCAGCGCGTCGAGGCGAGCACGCCACTCGTCGAGTTCGTTCGGCTTGAGGTTGCATGTGACCCAGGCGCCCATCCACAGCGGAGAGCCGAAGTCCTTCACATAGGTGATGCCGCTAGCGGTTCGCGACTGCTCCTGGCGATGCAGCAGCTCGAACTTCGTCGACCAGCCGGGAAAGCTCGCGAGGAGATCCAGAGGATATGAGATTGCCACTTAACGGCTCCCGTTCATTCTGACGCCGCGACTGTTGGCGTCGCTGACCGTTTTGATGACGCGCGCCTCAAAGGTCGCCTTGTCTTTCGCGAGCGTTCGCTCCAGCCGCTCCACCGCAGCCACATCAGCGCCGCGTGCGTCGATCTGAGGTGCGTAGGTGAAGGTGCTGTTGCTGCTATTCGACTGCCGCGACAGCGAGGGAGCTCGAGGAGCTTTTATGGCTGGGGTGGCTATTAAGGGTGCGATGCGTCCTTGGCGAATTGCTTCTACCGATGCGACGCCGCCATTACGGGCTACGTCATCCTGAGAGAAGACGACCTCTCCCCTATGAACGACACCGGCTGGCTCCCACTTGCCGCCAGGGCCGGTGTAGCCGCCCGAAGCGAATGGCCTTGCCGCAGGAATCGGACCGGACATCGGCAAGGCCGCGAAGCCGCCATTGCCACTCCCACCAAATATGCTTCCGAAGAGCTGCCCCAACAGCCCTCCTGATTCACCGGCCGCTCCGTTGATCTTAAAAACGCTATCAAGCACATCGTCTAAGAGAGCGTCGCCGATGCGGCTGAGGGCGGCAGCGAATGACTTTGCCGCTCCTTCACCATTCATCAGGTCGCCTATGAGGCCACGTGTCACATCTCGCGCAAAACCATTCAACTCGACAAGTCGCTGCTGCTGCTCCTGGGCAGCCCTTAGCGTCTCGGCCTGCTTGGCGTAAGCGCTCGCCTCAGCCTGTATCGTGGCAATCTTGTCAGGAGACAGCTGAATGCCTTCCAGATCAGTCTGCCCTTTGCGGCGGGCCTCTTCGCGAAGATCGCGGAGAGCGCTTTGCTCTAGGTCTAGGGCAGTCCTCCGTTGAACCTGCTGCTCATTTGAAAGCCCTATGAGCTGCATTTCCTGCTGTAGAGCTGAAGTACGGTCACGAAGAGCCTGAATGTCCGAAGTAAACCTATCAGACGCTGTTGCCCGGGCTCCGCCACCGCTTCTCTTAAGACGATCTGTTTTGTCGCCGAGCGTGACGGGCTTCTGCCCTGGCAGCGGTACGTTCGTCGTGTTGCCATCGGAGTTGATGACGGTCGGGTTTTGGTCGGACAGGCGACGTAGCGCATCTTGTCGAGCAAGATCCGCCTCTTCTCTGCCGACCTTGTCCGTAGCGTTGCGACGAGCGTTCCGGTAAGCCTCCTCGACCTTCTCGATATCGGTTAGCGCCGGCACGCCGATCTTGCTCAGCTCCACCAGCGCTTTCGACAGGCGACCGATGGCCGCTGCCTGGCGATCAGCAGTGCCTTCGATGAGGCCGAGCTGCTCAACCATGCCGGGGATTGATCTTGCGACCTTGACCACTTCCGGGTCAAACTCGCGCATCTCTTCCGCAAGCTCGCGGACCTTCTTCGGCGCGTCCGGATTATCGGCGATGCGAGCCATCTGCTCGCGGAACCGCAGCAGGTCGGGCTCACCGTCCCGGATAGACGCTCGGAGTTCGATGAAGGCGTTACGGTAATCGCGGACGATCTGCGGATCGGTGCCCCGCGCCAGAGGATCGATGAAGGTGGAGTAGGTGCTCCGGTCGCTGGCTGCCTCTTTGATGGCGTCGCGCGCATCCTTCAGCCGATCGCGGATGTCGACGGCCGTGCCGCTGATACCCTCGTTGACGTACTCGCGCAGACCATCAGCCGCGTCACCGTAGCGATCCTTCAGCAGCGCGATTGTCTCGGCGTGGCCGCGCAGGATCTCGTCCGCCGACTTGATGTCGCTCGCGCTGGATATGTACTGGATGAGCGCGGCACCACCAGCCACGAGTCCGATGGTAACGAGCGAGATGGGGCTCAGGATCGAAGAGAAAGCACCGACCAATGCGGCGCCAAGTCCCTGCCCGGTGCTCCGGATGTCGTTGAAGACGGCAGAAAGCTGCGTGCCCTGCTGCAGAGCGATAGTCATCGGCGACATCCCGCCGAATGCGGTGACGCCGATGTCCTGGAACTGCGCAGCGATGTTAGACGTATAGCCGGATGCACCGGCACCGCCTGCGGCGCGTGCCGCCGGTGTGTCGGCAAGTACTGCGTTGCGCCCCTTGATAGCGGCCGTTGCTGCTAGTGCAGCCTGGCGCTCCTTCGCAATGGCTGTGGCCATCTCGTTCGAGGAAATGGCGCCAAGAGCGTGCGCGCGGCGGATGTCGGCGACGGCCGACTTGTAATTGTTGATCGTGTTGAACAGGGGTGAGTAGCGAGCACGAAGGCGCTCAAGCTCTTTGCCCTGATCTGCGAGCGCGCCGGTCCACTCCTTGGCAGCGCCAGTGCCAATGCCCACCATGGCATTGATGCGGTTCTGCATGCTCGACGTGATTGAGTTGTCGACCGCCCGGCCGACACCATCGAACTGCTTCTTGACCGTGCCGGCGAGTGTGCCGAGATCCTGCTCGATGCGCTTGATGCTACGGCGAAGCGTGGCCTGATCAGTCGAGATGGAAATGATCAGGTCATCGGTATTGTCAGCCATGTGCTGCGCATCCTAGAAAAGAGGAAGCCCGCGCGAGGCGGGCTTGAGGGGGAGCGGAATGCTGAAAGCGATCCTGCAGACGTGGCACGATGACGGCGTGATTATCTTCGGTGAGCGAGAGCTCCCGGTGACCTACGCGATCGAGGTCCGGGGCAACTCTAACGTGATCGAGGCCAAGGGCACGGTCACGGGTCTGACTCCCGGCGACAGCTACAGGCTCCTTACGGAGCAGAATGGTCTTCAGTTACGACTGGCGACTGGTCAGCAAGTCGACATCGCGTTCTTCGGCGGCCCCATTGGTGGACCACAGAAGATAATGGTCAACTCGCGGATGCCTGGGCTCGATTGAGAACAGCAGTAACGAAGCCATCCCCGTCTCTGATAAAGAGACGACCAAGGCGAGACCTCAAGAGCATTCTCCCGTTGCTCAACGGAAGTGGAACCATCGGGATTGCCTCCGCTTCGGCATAGCTTTGCGCACTGGCGAGCCGCTTGAAGTCTTCTGCGCCGACCAGCGGCGCTCTATCTAGTTCATCCATCCTCATTACCCGAACTTCGCCAGCAACGCGGCCATCTCGTTAGCGTTGGGCGCTTCCGACTTCTTCTCTTCGCCACCTTGAGCGTCATTGTGGCCGTTGATGGCCTCGAAGAACTCGGTCATGGTCGCAGCCCAGAAGTCGGCGGGCCTCCACTTGAGGCCGCCGATTCCGATTCGCATCCATTGCCGCCAGGGGAACGGATCTTCCTTCGCTACGCCGCCTTGTCGGCGGCTTCCGAGTTTCCCTCGTCTTCTCCATCGAAATGATGGGCGAGGACGGCGAGGAAGGCGACGCGGCAGGCGCCGAAGTGCTTCAGCTTGATCTTCTGGATAGCTTCCAGCGGCTTGCCCCTGACCGTCAGCAACTCAATGCCGGCGATCGTGGCTGCGGCCTCAACGTCGGAAAGCCGCAGGAAGAGGTCGTTGAGCGACTTGCAGCCAAGGCGAGTTGAGACGGCCGAGAGGCGGCCCATCTCAGCGGCAAGCACGAGCGGCACGTCGCCGACCCACAGCGCAACTTCGCCGCGGGCCTCATTCACTTCGAGCGGGAAAGGCTTCACGTCAGCCACTTTGGTCTCCTCTACAGCCATGGCTTAGACCTCCGCCTCGAACTGGAGCGGTGCAGCGGCTTCGAATGTCGCGCTGAACTGCATGTCGTTCTCCATATCGCCAGACGCTTGGAAGTTCGTCACGAAGAACGAACCTTCGAATGTGCCGAGGCCGGGGACGATCACCTGGGCGTTAAAAACGGTGGCCTCGATAACGTGGACCATGAACGCCTTCATGACGGTGCTGGACACGAACGTGCCGCTGCCCTGGAATGTGCGGCTGACGATGCCCGGGCGTCCCGTCTTCTGAACCGCTTCGCCGGGATTGGTGCAGCTCGGCTTGGTCGTGTCGACCGAGTTGGCCGACAGGTCGAAGCTGCGATCCTTGAGGCCGCAGAGATTGGTGAAGGTCTCGGGATCGAGACCGGAGCCGAGCTTGATGAGCAGCAGTCGGCCGAGATTTTCGCCTAGAGCCATATGGCCTCCTTCGCCGGCGGTCCCGGCGGTGATGTCAGTGAAAAAGGGGTTTGTGAACCGAGGCCAGCAGCTCGATGACTGCATGGCTGGTGGCGCCATCGGCGTCACGGAAGGTGCGCGTCTGGCGATGCATGATGGAGACGAGCCGGTAGGACGGAAGGTCTAGGGGCGCCATGTGGAGGCTGTCCTTCACCGCCGCGGCTACGCGTTTGACTTCAGGGAAGCCGACGGCCTGCGACCAAGCGTGAAGAGTCAGATAGATCTTCTCTCCGGTGATGCATTCGGCATCGTCCTGGATGCTCTGCGCCTCGCCTAGCGTGACGTAGGGGTAGACGGCGGCCGACGGCGGCTGGTCGTAGATGCGCTTGTTGACGAGCGCGGTCAGCGGCACGTCAGCGCGAAGGCGCGTGTTGATCGCGCCTTGCAGTTCAAGTTCTGCGGACATGCGCTACTCTCTGCGGGCTTCGCGCACCGCCTTGTTGACTGCCGTCAGGATCATCCGCCGGATCTTCGGCTTCATGGCTCGGTAGGTCGGGAAGATGTGCGGCTGCGCGGGCGATCCAGGATGCATCTGGCCTTTGCTTTCGGCCATCTGATTCCTGCCAAGTACCGTGCCGCCTCCTCGCGTGTTGTTGTGTGGAGCGGTGCCGAACTCCAGGAAGCGCCAGGTAAACTTGGCGAAGATGCCAGTTGCGCTTGGATCCTTTGTCGCCGTGATGTTGACCCGCTCCTGCGCCGGGCGGCTGCTCAGCAGGTCGCCGTCGATGCTCTCCATGTAGTCGAGCGTGGCACCGGTGGGTGCGCGAGTGCGGATCTCTTCGGCAAGCTGATCAGCGGCCTTGATCTTGGCTTCCGCAGCGTACTTCTCGACGTTCGGCGCCAACTGGTTGAGCCGGCGCATCAGGCCTTCACGGCCACGAAGCTGGGCGGACATCATCCCGCCTCTCCCAGCGTTGCCATGATGTCGAGCGTCCGGTTCTTTTGATCCATGTCGGCAACCGACGTGATGTTGAAGATCCGGCGCGGGTCGCGCTTGTCGACGATGCGCCAGGCGGTCGAGACGTCGCGCGCGGCGGTGCAACTCGGGATCCTGACAACATACGGCTGGACGCCGGTGAGACGCGCCGCGATGACGGGCTCGCTGCCCTTCATCGGGATAAGCTCGGCGGTGGTTTCGAACACCGTAGCGAAGTCACCCGCGACCTCATTGCCATAGCCGTCATCGACCGCGGCGCGACGCTGCATCAGTAGCACCTGCCGCCTTTTGCCGGCGCTCATTGGCGCCATCCCCAGATTGACCAGGCGAAGCAAATCGCGTTAGGCCAGCCGCAGCCAAGGTCGTAGCCGATTTTCACGTCGATCACGAACTGCCAAGCAGCGCCGAGGTGGCGCGCAAACTTTGCCGTCATCCGGACCTCTTGGGAGTTGGCGTTTCTTCGGCCGCGCCCTTGGCAGCGGCTTTCTCAGCGCAGGCGCGGGTGACCGCGTAGCGGCCGTCCCTGAACCTGCCGCCGTCGGGCTTGAAGACCTGCGAGACAGCCGGGCTGATGTGCCAGGTGAACTTCTTCGAGAACTTGAGCCAGGGCATTAGGAGCAGTCCTCCTTTAGGGAGCGCCAAGCTCGCCAAGGCGCCAGCAGCGCACGAACCGCACGCGGAAGAACAGCGTCACCAGTCAGTTTCGGATCCGGCTCGCGGACTTCGTAAAGGTCGCCGGCGACGAGGAGGATGGCTGCCACAATAGGCTGCGTCACCTTCATGGCCGTCGGGTCATAGCCAGGCTCGCCTTCAACAGGCAGGACCACATCCGCAGCAACAACGACCCGGTCGAGATACTCGACGACGATCGCTTCAGCAGCGGCGCCGTAAAGCTCAATCTCGGCATCCTCGTCGGAGTGAAGCACACGCAGGTGCTTCTTCAATGTGTCGAGATCGATGAGCGCCATGCGTTACTCGCTGTCGGTGGTCGGAGTGTCGGCGGGCGTTGAACGCGCCTCAGGATCGGGATCGGCCGGCGGGTCTTTCACCACAACACCGGCACCGATGTAGCTGGCAACGCGCCGCTTACGAACCTTCGTTGGCAGCATCGGCCTTGCCCTTTCGCTTCGGGCGCTCGGTGGCGATTACCGGCGGCTCAACGTCTTCAACGACGGGCGCCTCTGCATCACCTACTATGGTGACAAGGCCCTGCGCTTCGAGCAGCTTCGCTTCCCCAGCCTCAACCGTGAACGGCTCGCTCTTCTTAGTCTTCAGGTCTTTGCCCACCGCGAAAGTGCGGATGGCTTTGACTTCAAGATAATCAGTCATGAGTTCTCCTTGTGAGAACGGGGAGCCGAAGCTCCCCGAACCAATTAGGCGGCTTCGACGTCGCCGGTGACGAAGGACTCGGGGCGGAATACAGCAAACGCGAGGCGCTCTTCAGCGCGGATCGTGAACATGTTCTTCTCGAAGTCATCGACGTTCTCGCTGGAGAGGAGAACCTCGATCTCCATGCGGTCGAAGATCTGCGCGGCAAAGGAGAACGCGCCGGTGAGGAACTCGCCTGCGGCCATGGCCTGCGTCGACACAACCGGCAGGTTCCAGAGCGTCGGCGTGAGCGAGCCCTGCGGATTGCCGATGATGTAGTTGCCGCCGGCGTCCTTGGTCAGCTCGATCTTCGCCCAGTCGATCGGGTTCAGAACGAACGCGGTAGCCGGGTACTCGGCGAGGACGACCTGCAGAACGGCGAGACGCAGACGGTCAATGCCGGTCTCGTCGGCAGCAGCAAAGGCTGGATTGAACGCAGTCGCCTGCGGCACGAGGCCGTGGATGTTCTGGCCGGTGCCAGAGCCATTCAGCAGCTGGTTCTCTTCGGCGAAGCGCAGGCCGTAGCGGGCGCGACCGTCGATGTAGGAGCGGAGCGCCGGAGCGTCGTCCAGGATCTGCCGAGAAGCCTTGAACAGGTGCGCGATCGTACGAACCGGCGCAGACGTCATGTCGAACGTCAGATCCGAATACGGCTTCGCGGTCGTTTCGGCGACCGGAGCAGCGTTGTTCGTGAATCCCGTCTCCTTGACGTACTCGATCGAGTTCGACGTCGTCTGGCCGGGCATCACCAAATCGCGGATCGTCAGCTGGCGCTCCGGCAGGCCGAAGATGCCGGGAACGCGGGCGCCCGGGACGAGCGAAGTGCCCTGCGACCGACCAGCGCCGACGGTCGTATTTGCGGACGTGATGGCGGCGCGGTCAGCCTTCACTTTGATGAGGCCGCGATACGAAGAATCGAAGGAATGAGAGCCAGCCGATTCGACGACGAGATCGCCGAGCGACTTCTGCTCGTCGACACCGTCTTCCTTCTCGCGAGCGGCGCGCTTCTCCAGATCGCCGAGGCGAGTGGTCACGTCGCCGAGATCGGACAGAGCCTTGTCGGTCTTTTCCTTCAGCTCGGCGGAAACGGAGCCGTTGGCAGCGAGCTTGGAGGTGAAGTCGTTTGCGAGGTTGCCGACCTGCTCCTTGATGGAGGCCAGCGAAGTGCCCAGTTCGCCGATCTTATCGGCAAGTTGATTGTCAGCCATAGTGGCTCCTTCAGATTTTGATGAGGGGTGTTTTTGCTTCGGCTAGAAGCCGGTCTAGGGCTGCCAAAGCAGCAGCATCCGCGTCGACGTCAGGAGCCCCCTGACCATCCTTGAGGTAGAGCCGAGCGGCCCGCTCTGCCTCAGAGCCCGACAACCCCATCAGTCCCCTGATGCCGTTCTCGAACTCGCGTTTCGTGATTGGTTCGCCGGCAGCCATCTTGGCTGCGAGCATGCTGGCGGATTCGGCGCGCGACGCGTTCGCCGCCTTGATGCGGCGGATCGAAGAAGGCTGCGTATCAGCGCCAAAGCGCTCCAGCGTCTCGTCTAGCGTCGCAATGCGATCAACCATGCCGCGCTCAAAAAGAGCTTCGGCGTAGAACACCCTGCCCTGCCCGTATCCGTCCTCGACCTTCGCCGCCGTGGTGCCGCGTCCTTCCGCGACAGCCGCAACAAACTTGTTGTAGGACCGGTTGATGCCGTCCTGCACATGCGCGAGCGTTTCCTTGCTCAGCGGCTCGGTCTCGTTGCCTTCGACCTTGTGCTTGCCAGCGGAAATGTAGGTGCGCTTGATGCCTCGCTGCTCAAGAGCGGCCGAAACATCGTCGTGAGCCGTGTAGACGCCGATGGAACCTGCGCGGCCGGACGGCGTGACGACGATCTCGTCGGCGGAGGCCGCGATCCAGTACGCCGCGCTCGCCGCGAGGCTGTTGACCTGCGCAATGATCGGCTTTTCGCCGCCGCGGAGCTTCCGGATCTCGGTCGCAAGCTCGTCCGTGCCGGGAACCGTCCCGCCGGGGCTGTCGATGTCGAGGACAACGGCCTTCACATCGTCGTTCGCGAGCGCAGAATGGAGGTTCTTCTTGATGCTGGCGTACGAAGACCCACCGCTCATCGCCGAAAACAGGTCCATCTTCTGCGCCAGAACCCCGTAAACCGGGATGACCGCGACTTTGCCGTTGGTCTCGGCGATGTCCTTGGCTCGTGCCTCATCGATGGATGCTGCCATCTCAGACGAGAACAGCTTCTCGCCGGAAGCACGAGCCACAAGCACGTCTGCCAGCAGACCCAGCTTTTCCGGCTGAATCGCCCAAGGCTCGGCCAGAAAGGCCGAGATAAGGTGTTCGAACTTCATGATTTGTCCTTAGGCAGCGCGTGTTACGGCCGGTTCAGGCTGTGCAACGGGCTCTTCGCCGAGCTTTTCGAGCGGCGTCATCGTGCCGTTGACGATGGAGCGGTTGCCGCCAGGCGTTGGAGCCTTGTCCTCGTAGCCGCGAGCCTCGTCGACGTGGTAGATGCCGGCCTGCACCATCTTGGAAAGGAACTCGGCTCGCGCCTGGCTGTCGCCGCGGAGCAGTTCTTCCATGTTGAACTTGACCTTCACCGTCTTGCGCGTGTTGGCGTCCAGCAGGTCGCGATAAATAGCGGCCTCGATGCGTTTCAGCATCGGCCGCATGCAGGTTTTCGTGAACTGCAGGATAAGCTGCTCGATGCCGCTGCCCCAGGTCGTCGTGCCGTTGGCAGCGTGACCGATCATCACCGGTGGGACACCGAAGATGCGGCAGATCTGCTCGACGCTGTACTGGCGCGCCTCGAGGAACTGCGCGTCCTTCGGGTTGATCGACATTGGATAGGGCTTGAAGCCCGCCTCCAGCACCGTCACGCCGCCGGCTTTCTCTGCGCCCGCAAACTGCGTCAGCGTGTCAGAGATCTGCTTCCGCTGCTCAGGCTTGAGGATCTGGTCGGAACTGACGATGAGCGACGACAGAAGGCCGTTCTTGAACATCCGCCCGGCGACTTTCTCGCCGGAAAGCGCATTGCCAACCGTGTTGCGGACGACGCCGATCGGCGACATGCCGCGGTCACAGCCAGGAAGACGAGCGCCACGGACGTGGAACATCTTGTCCTCGGCGATGCGGCGCTTCTTGCCGTCTTCCGTCACCTCGTAGTAGCGCGTGTTGCGCTTATCCCGGCAAACCTCAACACTGAGAGGATGGAGCGGGTTGAGCGCGACCAGCCGATCGCCGTTCATCTTCTTCTCCGCGAAGAAGTTGCCGTCCATCATCAGGCACAGCGCCGCCATCGACCAGAACTCCGGTGCGGTATCGTCAATGTTGGGCATGTCGTGCAGAAGCTCGTAGAGCGGCGAGCCCTTGTCGATGGTGACGCCATCTCCGTTGTAGACAATGCACGGCAGGGTGCCGGCCGCATTCTGGATGAGGTTGACGCAAGCCCACACGGCGTCGAGCGACAGCGCGCTCTCGATCGTCACCACCTCGCCCGACGTGCTGCCGAGGCCGAAGAAGCCGCGCCAGAACTCGCCGTCGGTGAGCTTGATCGGTCGCCCTACCCACCTGTCAAAGAGGCCCATGGCAATCCTTTGCGGGTCACCACGTGACCGAAATCATGTTGTTGACGAAGTCGTCGAGGTTCGGCCCGCTCTCAGCGGCGCCATCAAGCGCAGCGCCCACAGCCATTGCCGCAGCGACTGCCGGGTCGATACGAACCGTGGACTTCTTCTTGCTGAACCACTGGTTGCCCATGAGCGGATCGGTTTCGATGGCCACGCCCATGAGAGCACCAAGGAGAACCGGCGATCGGCGGATCCTGATGCGCTCCTCAAGAATGAGCGTCTCCAAAGCGGCAACGCTGCCTGGCATCCACAAGCCGAGAGGCTTCGGGAGACCGGCGGCCTCCGCTGCCTCGACCTTTTCGTCGGATGGCGCTGCACGTTTCTTGCCACCCTGCGGGTGCATCACCGTGTTAAGTTCGATACCGTAGTTGTCGAGCTCCTCCTGGAACTTGTCATAGACGTACTTGTCGTATGCCAAGATCCCGATGCCATGCTCGACGCTCAAGCGCGCGAATAGCGCTGCGACGTGGTCGTATCGAACACGCGCGCCTTCAGGAGCGTTGATGTAGCCCTGCTCCCACCACAGCCGGTAAGGAACGTGGTCGACCTTGCCGCGCTCGTCCATCGTGTCGCGCGGCGTGAACGCCTCGATCCACAAGTCGAAGGTGGGAAGGTCGGCGTCGGTGCCGTCGGCGCGCATCACGCGCTTGGTGCCGGTCTCAACGACAAAGGCCGCAGCGGTCAAATCCTTGGCGCCGGACAGGTCGAGGCCGGCAGCGTTAATCAGCTTGCCCGCATGCTCCTCATACGGATCGAAATCCGCCATCACCTTCTCTAAGATCGGGCGCGGTATCCATGCAGTATCAGCCTCCGTCCACACGCAGAAGTGCAGCCTGAGGATACCGTTCCGCTTCGATGGGATGTCGCGGGCCTGGGCAACGACGCCTTCGATGTACTCGTACTTCAGCGTGACGCCGAGGAGCGGATTGGCCTTGATCCAGCACGATGGGTCCGTGAATGGGTCGTCGCCTTTATCGAGAGCGCAGACGTAGGAGAACGATTCGTCGCCCGCCTGCCCCAGCACCTCGCCGACATACGTGAAGTCGTCGTCGGGCGTCCTGGTGCCGGCCGCAACCTGCACTGCCCACTGATGCTCAGCCCAGCAGACGCTGTTGCGATCCGAACCGGAGTTAGTGATCATCAGAAGCAAAGGCTGGTCGCGGAACTTGAAGCCGCGCTCGAGCATCTCAAGCGTCTTGCCGTCTGGGTGCTCGTGGATCTCGTCGCACAACGCGACGTAAGGACGAGGACCGCTGTGCGCCTGCTCGCGCGAAATCGGCCGGTAGAACGACCGGCTCTTGAGGTCCGCCAGGTTCCAGACCGGATTGCCGCCCGATGGCGTCAGTCTGGACTTCAGCGCCGGCGACTGCTCGTACATAGCAACCGAGTCGCGAAACAGAACGAAGGCCTGCGCCTTGTCTTTGCCTGCTGCGTAGATCTCTGCGGCAGCCTCGCCGTCAGCGGTCATGCAATAAAGGCCAATTGCGCCGGCGAGTGGCGACTTGCCCTGCCCTTTTGCCTGCTCGATGTAAGCGCGCCGAAAGCGGCGCACGATCTTTCCTTCATCATTGGTGCGCTTCCATCCGAAGATGGAACCAGCAACAAATGCCTGGCTAGGCTGCAGGATGAATGGCTTGCCTTCGAACTGGCCGCCGTTGAGCCGGAGCACGTCGCGGCAGTAGCCGATGAAGCGGTTTGCAGCCGCAAGATCCCAGATCAAGCCGCGCTTGTGGCCGTCCTCCATGTCTGCCATGTGCCGACGGCAGGCGTTGCGGACGTGAGGCCCGGCGACAATGTCGCCACGAACCACGGCCTCAGCATAGGCAGTAACAGGATCAGGTGAAGTATTGGTCGGCGGGGTCTTTTTCTTCGCCACTTGGCTTAGCTCCCGCCTTCGATGCATCCGCTGGTGTCGCGCCCATCTGGCCGAGGCACTGCCTCAGCAGGTTCAAAGCCTGCACGCCGACGTCCTCGCCAGCCATAAGCCTTCCGCGCACATAACTCGCGATTTCTACCAGGGCACGGTGCGAGCTATTCAGCCACGGGATCTCCGCGGCGATGACGCGCCATGCCTGCTGTTGATTTACGGGCATCCATACCGGAGGGTCGCCAAGATCCTCTGCGACTTCCGGCTCCTGCCGCTCCTCAAACTTCTTCCGCCGAACGGCAGCCTGCCCGGTTGCCGCGGCCTTCGCCTTCGGCGTCCGTGGCCTTGCCATTTTCAGCTCCCACCCCTCTAGGGGTCATATTTTGAATTGGAAAAATGCGCGCGAATGACCCACACCGGTACTATGCCGGCCGCCTTCCAGAGTTGCGGAATACCCCCTCACGCATCACAGCGGCCACCCATCCGGTCCGTACCGGATGACCACCTTGCCGTGGTCCTCCAGCTGCCCTAGTGACGAGTGGCACGGCTTGCAGGTGCTGACGAAGGGCCCGCTCCAGAACAAGTCGAGGTCGCCCTTATGTGCAATCGCATGGTGAACTTCAGTCGCGACAGTGACATCTTCGCGCTCGAGGCACCACTCGCACAGCGGATGAAGCGACAGCTGATGGACGCGTAGCCGCTTCCATGCCGCTGTCTGGTAGAGGCGGCGGTATTGCACGGCCTCCTCGCTGCGGTGGTCAGGCTTCATCGTCATCGATGCTGGCGCCGATCTTGACCGGACTTACCCAGATCATCGCGGCTAGCAGCTTGGCTGTCAGCCACATGCGGAAGCCGAACGCGCGGGGCATGCGGATGCTGATGGTGATGTTCTCGCAGATCACCTTGCCGTCGACGGTGAGTTCGTTCATCTTCCGGGCCTCAACAAGTGGGAGAAGAGAATGCACGACACGACCGTCGTTATGTTCGACGAAGGGCTCGTCACCATCCGAGACGATCTGGATCACTCTCGGATCGCGCAGGAGCTCGCCACAAAGGGTTTCTACACAACCAAGAAGGTTACCCTCGGCAGGGTGACGGAGTACACGCTGATGAAGGCGGGCGTGATGGCCATGTTCCCAGTTCGTTAGGATCTCGCGAGGTGCTTAGATGGACTGGCAAACAGGAGCGACTTGCTAAGCGGCAACGAGAGGGGACGCCTGTTGGCATTCCACGGCACGACCATGCCCTCTCGATCTGGTTGCGGGGACCGGACTTGAACCGGTGACCTCCAGCTTATGAGGCTGGCGAGCTACCATGCTGCTCTACCCCGCAGAACTTGGAATGTGAGTGCCTCATACCCATATGAGGGCCACATGAGCGGCAGCCGCAGTGCGTGGCATTTACTGGCCGCCTCATCTCAAGGAGACAATCATGACAGAACGAGAAGGCGCCTCGGCGTCAGCGGCAGCCTATGAGCCAAAGATCCTGGCCAAGAAGTTTCGCATCTCTATCGATGAAGCGACAAAGATCATCGCTCAGCACGGCTCGGATCGTAAGGCGATAGATAAAGCCGCGCGCCGCCTCGTGCCCTGATGATAAATGCGCCGAGCTCAACCCAAAGGGAGCCCGGCGCAGGATCGCCCGTCGCTGAGAGGAGGCAGCGCCAGGCAATGCAGTACCGTGGGCGCATACCAACAGGCAGAGGCGAGGCCACGGCTTACGAAGGACCACCAGGGGTGCGCGTCACTGAGAGGCGTAGGCGGTACTATAGGTGGGATGGCGCAGCGCTGCAGACGCTATGTCTCCGAGCGCAATGCTGGCAGAGGCCATCCCGACGAAGCCGCTAGGCGGCTCGCAGATAGTTACCCAAAGCTCAGAGGCTGCAACGGGTGCAGCATGGCGATGGGGCGGGGTCATACCCCTTCATGAATAAAGGGGTATGACATGGCGAAAAGGTCAGTATGCGCCCGAAGAAAATAACGGATAAGCGTCATTTTCTTCTTGCCACTATAACGCTTACCCGTTAGTTTTTGATCATCGAAACGGAGCAAGCACATGACCAACGGCACGATGGACATTTTCGTAGAGCGCCTTCTCGGCGGCATGATCGAAATCACCAACGGCGAAGACTGCGACATGCCTTTCCGCACCCGTTCCAAGGAGGAAGCCCTTCGTTTCGTTGACGCCGCATGCGAGACTGCACGCGACATGGGCATGGGCTACTCCATCTACCGGTTCGACAAGCTGAAATGAGCAACGAAGAGTTCAAGGGTATCCGCAAGCGGCTCGGCTTCAATCAAGCCGGGCTCGCTGCGCTTCTTGGATATGGCTCCGCCGTCCGCATCTCCGAATTTGAACGCTCCACGAATCCGGTGGCGGTGCCGCGCCTGGTGGCCATGCTCATGACCGCCATGGACGAAACCGGCTGGCGTCCGAAGAACTGACAGAGGATCTACATCACGATACCTTGCCATCAGAGGCCAACTTCTTTGCAGCAACAAAGTTATCGTTTGCCGCTACAAGGAGGCGGCGGCCGGCAGCCATGGCATACTTGCCGGAGTATCCCCTCGCCTCACCAAGCTCCGCCAAACTCTTGGCAGACACCGCGCGTGTCAGCAACTCGACGTCGTTATCCTTCATCGCCTGGAGAGCCGCATGCCATTCCTGCCGCTCCTCATACTCCGAAGCGATGCCCTCCCAGGCCTGTGATCCGCCGCTACCTGTTGCAACCTTGACCAGACCAGGAAAAAGCTGAGCAAGATTCGCAGGCCCCGCAGGGAAGCCTACCTCGCACTTCGTGACCTCCGGCATGACTGCCGTGTTCGCAGCCGCATCTGCAAGCCACTGCCGCGCCTCGACCTTGCTCTTCGGGCCCCTCCTAGCTTTGAGTGGCGCCTTCGCGAACGATCGATGGGCGAATTTTGCGGAGAATAGGCCGGCCGGGCGCGTCTCCGTTTTCTCACCACCGAAGTAAGCGTTGGACGAAGCGATATCGACCGGATCTGGCGCCGAGCCTTTATCGCGTGCAGACTTCTCCCTCGTCCCGAGCATAGCGCCTACGGGCATGACTAAAGCTGCTTCGACCACAGCACCCATAGAAAGTCTTTCGCCACGCTCAGTTTGCGCGCCATCGCTGAACCGCAACTTGCCCCAGCGAATGATAACCTTGTGCCGCTTGCCATCATCATCGACGTGCCAACCGTGTTCAACGTCGTCACCAGCAACTTCTGCCATAATCTTGTCGACCGATGGGATGATCTCGACCGCGCGTTCTGTGCCGAAGCCATCAGCAGTAGGCGTTTTGTTGTCATTCGCGGGCAAGGTCCGCCAGTTGCTCTTTACGACAGCCGGCGCGTCAGTAGCCAAGCCCTCTGCGATCCCATCTGGACGATTTCGCATCTCCAAGAGTGACGCTAGCTCCGAAAGGTCGCGGTGTCGGCGTTTCGTGTTGTTGCTCATGATCTGCTCCTCCGGCTCGATAGCCGCTCATATCGTGTCAGTGCCGCCTCGCCTTTGGCACTGGTCGCCAAATGCCATGTGCCCTCGCTGCATGGCTTCCATTGAAGCATTCCTCGCGATTTCAGGATGACCTCGGTACGATCATTCACTCGTTCATGTACCGAAGGATGGCCCCGCGTGAGGAAGTCGGCTTGGTTCTTCGTTAAGCGAAGTTCATCATGCGTCCACTTACTGGCGGGTTGAGGCATGGCACCCTCGCGATACGACCCCGCTCACCGTGTGGATGCGCGCCTTCCGCTTCGTCTCCCGGGCCTTCGGCCACTGGCCGGTGACATAGAACCAAAGAAGCTCGGTGGCGTGATAGCGGCGGCCGTCAACGGTGATCGTGAACCAGCCATCCTTATCAACGGATCCGGCGGCTCTACCGGCCCACTGCTCGTTGAACTTGTCGCCGACGTCAGGGCAGGCCAGCCAGGTGAAGGTCGCAGTGCTGTGGTCGAAGCGAAGCCGCTGCTTCAGCCGCTCGTGGGTGATCCTTTCCTTCATGCTGCCTCACTGGGGTTGTACGGTTCCGTGAAGACCCGATCGAGGATCACGGGTGTCACTTCCCCTTCCCGGTTTTTAATCGTCACGAACCTGATGTCGTCTGGTTGCTGAGCCAAGCCGATCACTTCAACAGGTAGATCGTCGTCATCGAACGCTTTGAACGGCGGGATAAGGATTATCTTCGTGTTGCGAAGGTCTTCATCGTCATTGATCATGCTGCCTCCTTCTGCCGCGCGGGCGCGTACTTGATCTCTAGTTGGGGTGTAATGGTCACGGCCATTGTCAGGCCGTGAAGCTGGTCGGTGTCGTCGATGTGAGACAGCCCCACCAAGTCGGCGAGTTGCCGCAGGAACGCTTGGCCACGTTCCTGTTTCTGGTAGTCCTTCGCCTCGGAGAAGAACCGGTGATTGACAGACCCTTCGGCAGTGTTGAGCACGAGCGTGATCTGCTCACCTACCCCCGCAAAGACGTCTACCCGGCTATGGACGATTGCGGCTTCAAACGTTCCGATCGGCGAGAACATTCCGACGTCGTTGATCATCGGCAGGGGTGCCGGATCTTCGTAGGAGTCGTCTTCGGCATATTCGTCTTCTTCAGACGCATCTTCGGCCACTGGGGCCTTCTTAAGCGGGGCATTGGCCTTGGCCTTCGAAACAGCTGCGCCCTTCGAGTCGACGTGAACCAGAGGAAGGTCTTCATCGAAGCGCTCGTCCCGCAGCCAGTTAGCGGGTTCCGCAACATACTTCATCGGCGTGTCGTGACGGCGGTAGTGGTCGGCCCAACGGCTTGCCTGTGTTATCGCGTTTTCCCGCTGCTCAGGATCCAACTTCTCCCATTCTGCCTGAGCTTTCTTCTTGCCGTGCTTCCTCGGCCAGATGCGCCAAAAGCTATCGAAAGCCCCTCCCGATGCCGCACCCGCCCCGGTGGCCACCAGGCCATCCGGAGGCGGCGGCGCAGCCGCGGCGTCGAACAATTCCCATCCCACAAGTTCCCGGGTCTGGTGACCGGGTCTTGTGGATGGGTCTTCGTTCGGAGTTTCCTGAACGCTATCGGCTGTAGTGTTCGGAGCCTCCCGAACGCTTGTGTTCGGCGTTTCCCGAACGCTATGATCTTCATCCGTAGAATTCATAACATCCCGAACACTACGGCCAAGTTCCCACACGGGCACATAACGGGAGGCCTGACGGCCGCTGCCGACAGTAGCCGTGATGTAGCCCCAAGCGGTGAGGTCTTTAAGGGCGGAATGAACATCTCCGGTGTAGAGGCCCGCGCCTGCGGGATCACGTTCCTTCAGCTGCGCTACTATGTGGCGAACACTAGCCAGGGCGTCACCATATTTGCGGTGGTACCAGTCCAGCAGGAAGCCGAACACGAGCATGTGCCGGCGCTTGATCCGAGCATCATAAGGAAGGGTCATCATGAGTTTGAACTTCGCCTCAAGACTCGCTGGTTGCGGAGGCTTCGACGCGGCCTGGACGGTGGCCTGTGGGCTATCGAGCACAAGTTTCCTCCTTCCGGCGAAAGGGCCGGTTGTTCAGAGTGGTGATGTTGGTTGATGGTTTAGGCGGCGCGTGCCGCAGCTTCCTGGCTGGCGATCCAGGCTGTCAGGACGGACTTGCGCGCGCGGATACCGCCGCAGCGATAGTGGGGCAATGTGCCCTTCCGGATCTGATAGAATACGGAACGCGTGTCTTCGCCGAGGTATGCAGCAATGGCCTCGGCGCCCTTCAGGACGTCGTCAGCAAGGTTATCATTAGCAGGCTTCATGGCTTCTCCTCTTGTGGTGATGGTGGGCAGACGCTGGTGGTTACATTGACCGTGCGCAATACGCTCGGTCGCAAATTTCGCAGTCAATTGGTAATGCGGCGTACACATTGGCAAAGCGCAAGAGGCTTGAACGTGTGAACGGAATCCAGGCGTCTGCTTACTAGATGGATGTCGGAAGTTTGGTGTGCCGGCCGCTGCCGGGTTGAGTTGCAACCAGCGCCTCGGCGCTACGGGCCCAGCCCGCTGGGCAGCTTCCGCTGCAGCTATCCGGCATGGACTTACAGGCAGCCATGCCTCAGGCGGGAACCACCCCGCGAACATCGTGACCACCACAATCACGATGACTAAGTCATAGATTGCATTTACAAATTTGTCAATATTTCGCACTTGCTCGTAGCGTGTTGCGTAATATCCGCGTGTCGTCTACGGTGTCCTCAAATCTGAGGAAAACCCTATGGCAACTACACGCAAACGCACCCTGCCTTCCGGCAAAGTGGTTTGGCAGGCAGACTATCGAGATGGCGCTGGCGCCCGTCGATCCAAGCAGTTCGCGCTGAAGAAAGATGCCGAAGCATTTCTCACCAAGGCTCAACACGAGGTCGGCCAAGGAACGCATGTTGCCGACTCGGCTTCTGTGACGATCGCTGAGGCGTGCCGCCTATGGCTCGAGCGCGCGACGGATGAAGGCCTCGAGCGATCCTCCCTTGACCAATACCGTCAACATGCCGAGATCCACATCAAGCCCGCGGTCGGCGGCCACAAGCTTTCGAAGTTCACTGTACCGGTGGCGCAGAAGTTTGCCGATGATCTCGGCAAGAAGGTCTCGAAGGCGATGGTGAAGAAGGTGATGGGATCTCTGTCCGGCATCTTCTCGGAGGCGCAGCGGCAAGGCTACGTCGGCCAGAACCCAGTCAAGGCGGTGAAGGTCCGCGTGAACAAGCGCGAGGTCAAAAAGATCGAGATGCCGACGAAGCCCGAGCTCGCCGCCATCCTCAAGGCGACGCCGGAGAAGCACAAGCCTTTCATATGGACCGCGGTCTTCACCGGCATGCGCGCTTCTGAACTGCGCGGCCTGGCATGGGACGACGTCGACCTCGATGCGGCCGTCATCCACGTGAAGCGCCGCGCCGACAAGTACAACCAGATCAGCTTCCCCAAGTCGGCGGCCGGCACGCGCGACATTCCTATCCCGCCTTCGGTCGTCAAGTTGCTCAAGGCGTGGAAGGAAAGTTGTCCCGAGAGCAGCGATCGGCTGGTCTTCCCTACAGGTGCCGGTGGCGTTGAGAACCATGGAAACTTGCTGTCGCGTGTCTTCTGGCCGATCCAGATGGCCGCAGGCGTGGCGACGGACACAGGCAATCGCGATGAGGAAGGCAATCCCGTCATGGATGCCAAGTTCTCGCTCCACGCCCTCAGGCACGCCGCAGCGGCGATGTTCATCGAGCAGGGGATGAAGCCAAAGCGGATCCAGGTGCTGATGGGGCACTCATCGATCCAGATGACTTATGACACCTACGGCTATCTCTTCCCTTCGGAAGACGATGATGCAGCGGCGGTAAAGGCCATCGAAGAACGACTGCTTGCAAGCTAG